AATCGCAGTATAAAAAGCCTCTGAAATGGTCTCCCTCAATTCAGAAAACACATCAAAAACAGAATCTTCCATTTTTTCTTTGGTTACCGGAATAATGACCGCAAGTTTTTTTGCAATCAGTTTTGGATAAATCCACTGTGCCTTTGAAGTTTTGATTCTCTTTCCTTCTCCAACCCAGTAAGCTCCTGCCCCTGATGTCATTACAGGAACAATTTTTGTGTCAGTCGTCATTGGTACCGTTTTGGCAAGTCTTAAAATACTTGATCCTCTGGCTACATCTTTTACGATGTCCTCTGATAATTCTGTTGGAACTGATCCATTCAGTTCCTCTTTTAAAATTCCTTCTGCTGCCATACTATTTTCCTCCTATCGTCTTGAACGGTTCTCTTTAATAATCTTTGCAAATGAACCATTTTGTGTTTTTGCAGAATCAGCACCTTCCTGTGCTGTCTTTGGTGCATTGTTTCCTCTTAAGCGCGTATTAACAGCTTCTTTGATTGCATCCTGAAACGCTTTGATAACTGCATCTTTTGACTCTCTAAACGTTTCTTCACTTTCATAATTAAAACAATCCGCCAGTACAGCCGGGAGCTGTTCCTTTCCAAGTTCCTCAATTGCTGTTGCTTTCATCTCTCTTGCCAAAAGAGCCTTTTCGCGCGCTTCAAGTTCTCTTTCCTTTTTGGCTGTTTCATAACCGGCTTTTTCTTCTGGTGTCATATTTGCCATTTTTTCAGCCTCATCAGTTGCTTTTGCAACTGCTGCATCAACAGCGGACTGCACCCGTGCATCAAATGCTGCTTTCATATCAGGATTCTGGAGTACATCATCCAGAGATGCACCAGTTCCCTCTGCACTTTGTTCTGTATCTGTCTGCTGCTCCGAAACTTCTGTGTCTGCTCCATCTTCACTGTTTCCAGATTCTACTTCATCGTCTGGTTTCTCAGTGTTTTTTCTGTTTTCTTCCTCATCTTTTGATGGATCTTCTGTCTGATTCCCTGTTGTCTTCTGTTCCTCTGCTGCAGGATCTTTTGCCTGATCCTTTTTCTTTTCATCTTTCTTCATGGCTACTCCTTTCAAATTTTTCATATATAAGCCTTATTTTCAGGCACTAAAAAAAGACCTTTGAAGGTCTTTTTAAAGTCAATTGAATCTATATTAATTATTCTATTTTCTTTTGCTCATGGCTTCCCTGACAATCGCAAGCATTTCCTCATGTTTCTTTCTCCATTCCGGATCAGCAGGAAGTTTATATTCTCCCTTCTCGTAGGCATCCAGATTTTTTTTCAGCTTTTCCTTATAATCTTCAATATCTTTATACTCATCACAATTATATCCTGGCCATTCCATCCCATACTCAATGTATTTTTTTTGTATTTCTTTGATCTCCTGGTCATCTAATAAAGTACTCATATCCCTGAACATCAGATCATCCTTTCCATAGCGTCAAATAATTCTTTTAAAAATTCTCCCGCTGCTGAATACGATTTGCATTTTGTAATCTTAATCGCTGCAAGATTTGCAAATATCTCCATTGGAACATTCTGTTGGTTCTCTGTCCAATATTCATATGAATGTCCACCATTTGAAATCATTGTGTTATTTGTCAAGGCACTTATGATATCATTAAATGCCAGATCTTCATGTAAAACTCCACCTTCCAATATGGCTGTCTGCCATATGTAGGCTTCATTATACAACTTATCTCTTGTCACATCAATTGCTGCCATGAACTCTTTATTTTCCCATGAATGGCACCATGTAATATCCAACCTGTGTCCAAGTTCGTGTGAAAAGACAAAATTCATATCATAATCAGCAAAAGATTTATGTTGTGGATTATATCTGATTTCATCGCTGTCACTAAAATAAGCAAAAGCATTGTCTAACTTGGTATCCTCTATATAAGCTGCATTGTCTTTACACATTCTCATCATCTCGAACAAATTGCTTCCATCATCATTTTTGTTTAACAGTTCATCAAATTTTTCTTCTGCCTGCTGCATCATCGGATGATCTATGTATGGTGCACACAACACACTGGAATCAACGTATTTTTTCTTCCATTCTTTATAATCCATGTCTGCCGGAACTTTGTAATTCTTCCCGGTCTTAGGATTTCTGGCTGTCCGCACTTTATGTGTCAGTCCCTCAATCACATCTATCAGAACGGATCTGCAGAACGGATGGAGCGGAGGGGCTGTCCTGCCTGGAACAATATCTTCTATATTTATAATCTGTCCATCATGTTTGCGGCACTGTTCGGATGTTCTGTCATCCAATGTCGCCACAAACTGCATTCGTTTTGTTCCTCTTCCTTTGGCTGCCTCTATGTCTGCCATCGCAGTAAAATAGGTTGTTTCTGTCCGGATCAGTCTTTCACAGGCATATGTCTCAACATTGGTGATCTCACTCAGTTCTTTTGCCATTTTTCTGGAACTGGTACCTGTAAGCGTTCCCTTTAAAAGAAGCTTTTCAACTACCTCTTCAATCTTTTCGCCGCCAACCATGGCATTTTCCCAGATTCTCTTTGAGTAATGTTTTCCAGACCAGTCTTCTTTTAATATCTCTTTTACAGTTTTTTCCGGTATCCTGCTGAACGAATATGCAAACCCAAGATACTGCTGACAGTCAAATATATTATGAAGATATTCCTCCTGAATGATATCAATATATCTCGATGTGGAATGCTGCAGCTCCACATCTGCCATCCTGGATGCCTGTATATAAATATCTTCTTTCAATGCCTCAAGTCTGGTTATCCTTGCCTTAGTGACTGTTGCATCCAGTCTGGCATACAATTGCTGTCTGATATTTTCATCCTGTATCGTATCAATCCTGCTCCTGATCTTCTCAACTTCCCGCGATGACAGCGTTTCATTGAGAAGCTTCTCTGCCTCGTCTTTTGACAATCCATTTTTTCCTGCAAAGCGGAAAAACAATCTGTCAATATCCTTATTCAGCTGCTTCATCGCATCCTCATATGCTTCTGAAACAGCCATGATCGTCTGATCAGAACCAGACTGAACCTGTGCCATTCTGGCATCCGCTCTTTTTATCCAATATTCTTCATATGCCATCTCTGCTTCTCTATATACTCAAGCAATATCTTTTGGCTGCTTAAGTAGTCTTAAAATCATAGGAACCAAAAGCTTTTGCATTCGCATCTGCTTTTGCCTCTTTCTCCTGCTGCAGTTTCTTTCTCTCCAGTTCCGGATCAAGTTCAGGATCATAACGCTTAAGACGTGTTTCCCAACTGATGAATCCTTCCGTATCCTGTGCAATCTTTGCCAGTGTCTCATCATCGACCGGAAGTGAACGTTTCATTGATACATTGATCTCTTTATAATCTACATATGTACCCATAATAAAAAATATATTGCAGATCATTTTCAACCGTTTAAAAAGACCTTTTTTGAAATATCTTTCTTTTGTCTTTCCAAGCTGCTCTAACCCAAACAATTTATATTTCATTGCAACCCCAGAGGAATTTCCAACAAAATTTTCATCTGTAAGACATGGCACCTTTGAAAATTCATGAATATCATCTTTCAATGCTTTTTTCAGGACTTCTATCTGGCTTTCATTCATCTGCTTTGTCAGCCAGTATGCCTTGCCTCCATCCGGAAGTTCAAGGATTCTTTCCTTTTTTATAAATTCTGCCGTTTCAGAACGCTCCTCCATATCATCACCAAGCGAAGCGTTTTCAATTGCCAGGAGTGCATCCGCAAGAGCTTCCTTATCATTCATTCGATCTGACTGTAAAAGATTGTATGCATCGATCAGAGTTATAACACCCTCAAAATCTCCCCTCTGCTTTTTGTTATTGGAATACTCGATCAGTGGACAGTCACCAAAATAATGTGGCTGTACATCAACCAGTTTATAAGCTGCATATTGAAACAGGCTGCCAGTAAAATAATGCGTTGTCCAATAATCATCATACTGAAAAATATCATATCCAATGACAACGCCTTCCAGATTCATCTTTGGAACATAATTAAATCCAAATATCGTATCATGTCTTACTGTTGTATCTTTCACAACATTTGTTGTTCTCGGATTCATCACAGCAAGTTCCACATATGGATTTTCTTCATTATTCATGTAAAGAAGTTCATATCCTCTTCCAAATATTGAGATATCCATTCCGAGATCCGCATTATGCGAATCCTCTTCATTCTTGGTGAAAAGATTATCGATCATATCACTGCCAGTTCCACTGTAGGAAATTGCAGCTCCATGTACATACCCGGTTGCAATATCGCTGATATATTCTGCATGGTTGGCTACCACTCTTATATTAGAAGCCCCTTCTGACATCCTTCTTCGCAATATCTCATGCTTTCCATCCATATAATCATTCAGTTTATTCAGTCTTTTCGCTTCCATTTCGTGCTCTGTGATACATCTGCAGAGCAGACGAACCGGAATACTTCCATCATCTGATAAAAGTCCTCTGTCTTTTAAGATCATTTTCTGTGCCCCTCTATCTGATTCCAAGTCTGCTCTTTTTGGCAGCCCTGACTTTTTTCTTCATCTTTATCTCGCCATTCATCAGTTCAACAACTCCTGTGATACAGTCCGGCGCATCGTCATGTTCCGTTGACTTGCTTTTCCGCTGGTATGCCATGAGGTGTTTATAAAAATCTGGCCATTTTCTTTCCCAGCCTTCCGGCATGAGAACCTGTTCGCATACATTGCTTGTATGGGAAAGGATTCTCGCTCTTTTATTTTTCGACTGATGGAACCATGTGATTGTTGTGCTCTTCCATTTCCAGCCTTTTAAGATACGCTCCACATTCCTTGCGAATCCACGTCCACCATTATTCGATTCGATCACCGCATCATGGACATCGCACATCTTTAATCGTCTAGATGCTTCTTTTTCAGTCACTTCCATTGGCTCATCCGTAAAATAAACATCCTGCACATATGCATATCCATCAATCTCATCAAAACAGATCTGGCAGAGTGAATCAGTTCCTGTATCAGCAGTATCTGTATAACTGCATTTTCTTTCAGCCTGACTGCGGTCATAAGTGGCAGGATCATAAGTTTTAAATCCCTGCGCATATACTGCATTTGTCACATCCACCGGCTGCTGTTGATAGTTTGCCAGAAAAATCGGAAGGCTTGTCAATCTCCGCTTGCTGTTCCAGGATTTAAAGGAAAGCAGGTCCGAACACATCATCTTGCCGATCATATCTCCATCCTCATCCAGTTCTTCATCCTGGATTTTTTCACACATGAATTCCGGGCAGTCCTTACAATGCCTTACCCCATGCGTCTCACGACAGTCGACGATCTTAAATACCTTATCCGCATTCAGACATGCCGGATAAGTAAGTGTATACCACTCATCCGCTTCCTCTTCATCTTCCAGTCTGCCGCAAAGATCTTTCGTTGACCATCTTGTCATATTGATGATCTGATAGCCGCCTTCCTCAATTCGGGAAAGATAGGTATCAACATACCAGTCCCACTGTGAGTTTAATATACTGTCGTTATAAGCTTCCGCATCACTCTTAACCGGATCATCGATCACGCCAAGCCGGCAGCCGACACCAGTAAGTGTTCCTCCAAAGGATGTACCCAGATAATTGAAAAATCTGCCTGCCAATGCCCAGATGTTTTTAGCGGCATCACCATACTTGATTTTCGTATTTGGAAAGATGTCTGAAAAAATCGTGATCTTCTTGTCAATCTTGGTCGCATCGATGCCGTCCCGGACATTTGATGAAAATCTGGAAGACAATGTTTCATTATAAGAAACTGTAATGATCGTATTCTCACTGCTCCGTCCGAGATACCACTGTTCAAAGCGCTGCAGGGAATAGCTTTTTCCGTGCCGCGGTGGAATATTCAGCTTCAGTTTTTTACAGACCTGGTATTTTCTGCCCTGCTCTTTTAACTTTTCAACTTCTTCCTTTTCTGCAATGTGCCATTCTTTTTCTGGGGCTATACGGATGATCCTGTCCTCCACCAACGCCTGCAGTGTTACTGCGATCTCTTTTAAATGCCAGCGTTCCTCTCTGAAAAACTTCGGATCAATCAGCTTTTCATATTCCCATAAATTATTAGCTGCCGCTTCGGTGCCGGAAGGAACTTTATCTTTATTCTGTTTTTGTCTATATTCTTCTGCGATACTGCTCACTTCAACACCTCTTTAACTTTTTTAACTGATTTAAAATCATATTTGAAAGCATTTAAAAAAGAGGTTCAACCGAACCTCTTCCTGCGTCCATTCATTCTGTCCCTCTGTCTGATCATCTCACACGTCTCTTTTACCTGCAGCTGTCCGTAGGTAAGTCCCTGTGATCTTGCTTCCATCATAAACAGATCAATTTTATTTAACCCTATCTTCTTTTTCTTACCCATATTATTTAATGATATTTTTCGTGGCTCAAAAGCATAACCGCTATATCATGCTCCCTCTTCATAGTGTCCGCTGTAACCCGGTTTCTGTATGCTTCCCGGTATTCACGGTTTTTTTCACGTTTATACGCTTTTCGTTTTATCTGATTCTCATTCTTGCGGAATTCTTTTTCTTCCTGATATGCTGCAAGCGTTTTCAAGTATCCGGAAATGCTCTGTCT